ATATCAATATCGTTTAATTCCGCTACACGTGATCTTAAAACACTATTTATAGGTGGTGATGAACATATTGTAGGAATACCTAAAACAAATGAATTTAGATTTTCTAATATAAGTGAATTAAATTTACTTGGTAAGTATAGGGGTAAAACTTTAGATTCATATGTTAGTTGGTTATTGAAAAAAGTAAGATACCATTAATTTTAAAAATTAAATAAAAATTATTAAACCCTCCAAAATGGAGGGTTTTTTATTTAATAAATTTTATTTATCTTTATAAAAAACAAATTTATGGGAATTTTAAAAGAAACAATTAATGGTGTTATGATTGAGGTGGATATTAATTCAACTAATTTAAAAAATGGAAAATATAACACACAAACAGAGGATTTAACGATGACATTTAATAATGGAAGTATTTATGAATATAATAAAGTTCCTTGGGATTTATTCACCAAATTTAGATTGGCGGAATCTCATGGTAAATTCTTTAACGAGAATATTGCAAGAAAATTTACTTATAAAAAACTATAATGAAATTATTTGAAGAATTAATAGAAGATAAGGAATTAGACAAGAAGATTGTTGATACATTCAGGACAAAGAATTCTTTATGTCAAGACATATTTAACAGAACATCAATGAAAGATGATGTTAAAAAATCCCTTATAAAAATTTCAGATAATTTTATTGATTCTTTGGGTATTGAATTTTTTATACATGATATTGTTTTAACTGGTTCATTGGCAAATTATAATTGGTCTGAGTATTCGGATGTTGATTTACATATTTTAATTGATTTTAAGGAAACTGATTATAATTTGGATATGTTAAAAGAATTCTTCGATACAAAGAAAGACATTTGGAACAAACAACATAAAATAACAATTAAAGGTTTTGATGTTGAAATTTATGTTCAAGATGTAAATGAGGAACACGTATCTTCAGGTGTTTATTCTATATTATATAATAAATGGATAGTTAAACCAAATAGAAAAAATCCAAATATAGATGATAATAAAATACTTAATAAATCTGAGGAGTTAGCAAAAAAAATAGATGATTTAATTGGTAAATCGAAAGAAGGTAAAGATGTATCTAAAGAACTTGAGAGGTTAAGAAAAAAAATAAAAAAGTTCAGACAAACCGGATTAAATGATGGAGGTGAATTTTCTTATGAGAATTTGACATTTAAATTGTTGAGGAGAAATGGATATATTGGGAAACTTTTGGAATTAAAAAATAAAATAACAGACAATAAATTATCCATAGGACAATAAACATCTTATTTTTTCATTTAATCAATGTATTTATATGATAAGAATAAATCTATTTATTTAATTAAAATTAAAAAAAAATGGCAGAGTACAAACCACTAGGTAGTGAAAAGTTAAACGGAGATGATAAATTAAAAAGAATTCTAGAATTAACTTACTACAATACGAATAAGAAAACATCTTCAAATAAACCAGAATTAGTTGAGTCATCAATTAAGGGTGGTATTTATGGTATCGTTAAAGAAAACGGTAGTTATTATATTAAACAAGGTTTAAATGAACAATCACTTGATTATATTGGTGGTATGTTTATGAAGAATAAGAACAAATTTAGTTCTTATGCTGAAGCATATAAAAAACTTGAATTTCTTAAAGGTCAAGAAAATTTACAAGAAGCAACAAAATATGTTCTAAAACAATCTAAACCACAACAAGAATCTCCGATGGCATCACCATCAATGGATGCTCCTCCGTCACCCCCTCCTGCTGCTCCAACAGATGTACCTCCTGCGGCACCAACTGATATGGCACCTGATGCCGGTATGGATACTCCTCCATCACCTGAAACTGGTGATGAACCAACTGGTGATGAAGGTAGTCAAGAAAATAAACGTTCTGACTATATGGCGGAAATACAAAAATTTTCAGGTAAACTTGGTCAAGAATTAAGAGATCAACATCAAAAAATGGAAAGTGATGATATTAAGTATGTTCTTAATATGATTATATCTGCAGTTGATTTGGATAAATTACATGATAAAGATAGAAAAAAGATTGCGAAAGAATTTGAACCAGATGAAGATGAAATGGATTCAAATGAACCAACTACAACACCAGAACCAAGTCCTGAATCTGATTCAGATTTGGGTGAGGGTATTAACATGTTAGATGAGTTTATAAATGACGATATAGATACTGATGATTATTCTGACAATAGTACAAGTAATTTTGAATTATATCCACATAATCCAGAAATGAGACGTGGTAGAAATAAACAAATGGATACAGATGAAATTGATTTAAGTAGATACGCAGACATTGGTGAAGATTATTCAAGTGTTGAAAATGATGATTATGATGATTATCAAGAAAGACATCATGGTTTAGAAGATTTTGATGGTGTAGATAATGAAGAATATCCTAATCCAGATGATGATCAATATGATATGTTAGGTGATAAAGAATCCGATGATGATATAGAAGATGATTCATTTGAAAATGAATGGGGTAATCCTAAACATGAAAATTGGAAAGAAGACGATGAGTATAAATATGAAAATTGGAAAAATAATGAAGATGACATTCAAGAAATTGATTTGGATGAAATAAAAAATGAAATAAACAAACATATTACAACAACATTAGGAAAATACTTTAAATCATAATGAATTTACTATACATCAACCAAATTGGTTCAGATTATAAAGGTCAAAAACAATATGAATTTATTTTCAGTAAATCTACTGAGATTGAGGTTGAGGAATGGTTTATAGTCCCTGCATCATCTTCAAGTTATCCAATGTCTCCGGGTGTTGAATATATAGATCTTGTAGGTTTATTAAAAAATACTGATATTGACTTAGAACTTATTCAAAACTCCGATTATTTCGGAGTTATTGATGCTGTAGATGGTGTGGTATCATTAGGTTGGGAAAAATTTAATTTTGATTCTGAATATCAAAGGTTAAGTTTTAAATTTGGCGAATCTTTAGATAACGTTACAAAAAAATTAAAATCAAGAGGACACGAATTAATAAAAGAAGAAATAAAAATTGAAATATAATGAAAAGAAATGAATTAGTCGGTATCCTTATTAAAGAAGGATTTTCCGAAAAAACCTTGGTAAATTTTAGTGATAAACAACTTATTACTTTATCTAGTAGAATTTTATCAGAACAAACAATTCCTACATTGAAAGTACCTAAAGATTCGCCACAAGAAAAAGACGCAATGAATAAAAAACAATCATTTATTGCTTATGAAAACGAATTAAAAGGTGGACAAAAGAAATTAGATAAAAATCACAACGGTAAACTTGATTCTCAAGATTTTAAAATATTGAGAGGTCAAAAAAAAGAAACTAAAGAAAGTGATGAAAAATGGATTCAAAAGGCAATTAATCCTGATAAAAAAGGTGCATTGAAAAAATCATTACATGTTCCCCAAGATAAAAAAATACCAGCAAGTAAATTAAATTCCGCAGCAAAAAAAGGTGGTAAATTGGGTCAAAGAGCAAGACTTGCAAAAACATTAAGAAAACTTGATGAATCTAATTCTGAATTAAATGCTAAACGTAATTTACAATATGAATTAAGTGAAGCTGGCTGTTCTTCTCAAGATATTAATACGAAAGACATTAATGAATTGGCAGAAAAATTCTCAAAAAAATCTCAAGGTGTTAAATCTGCACACGATCACTATAAGAGAGTTACGGGAAAAGATATGACAAAAATCAACGAAAATTTGGCAATTAGAAATTGGGTTCGTACATTAGCTGAAAATAATTATCATTCATTTACATCAAAAAAAGAAATTATGAATTTAATCAGTGAAAAAATGAACAACACAGAAACAATGCAACCAATGCCATCTAAAGGAAAAAAAGGACACAATGGTATTCCTGAATTTATGACTTATGATGCAATTACATCATCAAGTAGTCCTGCAGTTGCCCCAACAAAACCAAAAGTTGCTCCCGGTACAAAACCATCACAACCAACTAAACCGAAGAAAACTCCGTTTAGACCAACCCCACAAGTTCAACCAAATCCTGAAGCAATGAAGGAAAATGAACCTGCTGTTGCCCCAACAAAACCAAAAACAAAACCTGGTACAAAACCTGCTGAACCAACTAAACCAAAGAAAACTCCGTTTAGACCAACACCACAGGTTCAACCAAATCCTGAAGCTAAAAAGAAATAAAAAAAATATTTTAATAAAATGCATATTACTAAGAAAAATTTACTATCTTTGCTGAAACAAAATTTAAATGAAATGGCAATGGATTTCGATTCAGCAGATAGACCACACTCAGATGTGACTGGTGCATTATCAACAGGTAACACACCTCTAAAAAAAATACCACTACCTAAAACAAGTGGTAATCCACATAATAATTTCCAAGAATTATTAGCATCAGAACGTTATAAAGAAGTAATAAGAAACATTAGACGTTATACCGGTGTTCAAGATACTCTTAGTGGTAATTCAAATTCTAGATTATTAAGTATGATGTTTAATGCCCATAATCAGATTATTCGTATTGAAAGAGATCATAAAGAAGATTTAATACGATTGGCAGTTGAATTGGTTTGTAAAGATATGGGTATTAATGAGGATGATCTTAATTTTAAAGTAAAATTAACTGATTCATCTGAAATAGATACAAATAAATTTAATAGGAATCAACCTAATGAAGAAAATCCAGAAGAAGTTGAACCTGGTGATGAAGAACAACCTCAACAACCTCAACAACAAGGTAATAGCGAAGAAGAAGAAATTTTCTTTAGTCTTGAAAGATTAAACATGGAAAGAGCTAAACAAAGACTTTTAAATGCGATTACACAAGGTGCATCTAATAGAGGTCACTACATGTATCATGCAGTTGAGGAAGAATTAAGACAAATAACTGGTTCTGATGAATTAATTAACCTTTATGGTATTATGATGTCAATTAATGATACCAATTATTGGCAATTCGGTAATAATACAGTTGCAGACATGCAAAGTTCTGTTGCCGGTAGAGTTGATGTTCACATTCCAAATGTAAAAGACGATGAAGAAGATATGGATGGTGGAGAAGGTGAAGAAGGTGAAGAACAAGGTGGTGATGGGTTCGTTAATATACCCGAAAACTTTAATCCTGAAGCACCAACTATTACAGTAATAGGTGTTAATTTTCCTGTTATACTTCATGAACTAATTAAAGGTGTTTTAAAAGTATTTAAATCACATGGTCAAGGTGATCCTTCAAAAAAGAATGAGAAAGCGTTATATGCACAGGTTGCTAAACATGAAAACACGTTAGAAAAAGAAGTTTGGGATTTAAGATTAGGTCCAGCAATATGGGCAAGATTAAGAGAATCATTTCCTGATGAAGTTTTAGAAGAAAATAATAAAGATTTACAGAATTATTTATTCATGAATATTTTCTCACTTCCAGCAAAGAAATTCTTAGTGTTCATGAAAGAAGTTATATCAGGTTCAGATAGTGGAAAACGTTTAATTATTACAATGGTTCAATCAATAAAACAAATGTTTAGAGATGAGGATTATCAATCCGCAATTGGTAGTTTTAATGATGATTTAGAAGACGCGACAGATGAAACTGATGAAGGTGATTTAGGTGATTTCTTAGGTGATTTAGGTATTTCTTTATCAAGTGGTGATGAAACAAATACAAATGATGATGAGGAATATGATGATTTTTTAAATAGTTTAGATCTCGATAACTATGATAATGATGATGATGATTAATATATAAAATAGATAGATTTTAAAAGGTGGTAATTTTTTACCACCTTTTTTTTGTATTTATTTATATGAATACAAAAATAGAACAATTAAAGGAGTATGCTAGAATAATTAAAGACACTCCATATGCGTTAAGAACATATCTTCAGACATATGATAACACACAAAAGAAATATGTACCAATGGATTTGTTTCAGGATCAAATCCAATTAATAGAAGACTACGAAAATTATAACGAAAATATTACGAGAAAATATCGTCAAGCTGGTGTTACTACTGTAACTGCAGCTTGGTTATCCAAGAAACTACAATTATCAAAACCTGAGAATCCTGAAAGAGTTCTTCTTATTGCAAATAAACGTGATACTGCCGTGGAAATGGCAAATAAGATTAGAAACTTTTTAGACCAATGGCCACCATGGATAAATGTTGGGTTTTCACCCGATAAGAATTCCGAAAGTAGATTTAAATTAAATAATGGTTGTGAGGTTAAAGCAGTTGCAACATCTGCCGATGCGTTACGTGGTTATACACCAACAATACTAGTATTTGATGAAGCCGCATATATTGAAGCTGGTGAGGACTTTTGGTCAGCATCAATGGCATCCCTTTCAACAGGTGGTAAGATTATATTAATATCGACACCAAATGGTTATGACCCAATATATTATGGTGTTTATGACCAAGCAATTCGTAAAATAAATGATTTCCATATTACCGATTTAAGATGGTTTAAAGATCCTCGTTATACAAAAGATTTAAGATGGGTTAAATGTACTGATATCGTTCATTATATGTTAAATCGTGAGTTATATAATGATGATGAGGTTGTCATGTACGATTATGAGATTGAAAAATACATCGAGTATATTGAAGGTGGTTATAAACCATTTTCAAGTTGGTTTGAATCAATGTCAAAAAAATTCAAATATGACAAACGTAAAATTTCTCAAGAACTAGAATGCTTATCAAAAAACACAATTATAACCGTTAGAGATAAACAAACAGGTGAAATTAAAAAAATGAAAATTGGTCAACTATATAATGAATTAAAATAATAGAATTTGATGGGATTTATTGGCACAGAAATTCAAAAGAAAAAGATGAAATAAGAGATGTGACCTATAAAAATTTAGGTTATCAGATACTAATCATAAGTGAAAATGATTTAATAGATAAAAAAAATAAAATTAGTGATGAATTAATTAGTAAATGTGTAAATTTTATAAAAAATGAAAATAAATAATAAATACGAAATATTAACTCCAAATGGTTTTGAAGATTTTGATGGTGTACAAAAATTAAAAAAGAAAACGATTGAAATATTTTTTAATAATGATTTAAATCTTAGAGGTTCATTTAATCATCAAATATATGATTATGAGGGAAATCCAATTAAATTATCAAATATAAAAATTGGTGATAAAATCAAATCACATAATGGATTTTTAACAGTAAAAGATATAAAGAAACACTATAATAAAACAAATGTTTTTGATATTATTAATTCGGGTAAAGACCATCTTTTTTATTCAAATGATATCATTTCACATAATTGTGACTTTTTAGGTTCAGGTGATGGTGTGATTTCTAGTGATATTCAAGAGAATATTAGAAAAAACATGATTAGAGTACCAAATGAAAAATATATGACAGGTACTTTATGGCAATGGAAAGAACCAATTGAAGGTCATAGATATATAATGGGTGTAGATGTTAGTAGTGGTCAAAGTGATGACTTTTCATCGTTTAATATTATTGATTTTGATGATAGAGAACAAGTAATGGAATATATCGGTAAAATACCACCAGATGATTTGGCATCTGTTGTATATAAATGGGCAATATTATATAATGCATTCATTGTTGTTGATATTACAGGTGGATGGGGTGGTGGAACTTCCAAAAAACTTAAAGATATGAATTATAAGAACTTATACTATGAGGGTGTAAACACTCAGAATATTTGGGATTATAATGCAAAAGCAATGGAGAAATTACCGGGTATTAATTTCAATAATAAACGTGTTCAAATTGTATCCGCATTTGAAGAACAATTAAGAAAAGGATTTATTGTAAGATCATCAAGATTATTAAATGAACTGAATACATTTGTTTATATGAATGGTAGGCCTGACCATATGAAAGGTGCTCATGATGATGCAATTATGAGTATGTCAATTGCGATGTATGCTGGTGATATTTGTTTTAACCAATTACAAAGAACTGAACAAGTTAATAAATCAATGATAGAATCATGGACAATGAGTGAAAGAACATATGAACCACAAAAATCATTATATTCTTATGGTGGTTCTTTTGACCAAATTGGTAGTATGTATATGGATAATTCACAATACGGTAATGGAATTAATTCACCAACATTAGAACAATATAAAGAAAATGCATGGTTATTTGGTAAAAAAAGATAAATCTTTATTTATTATAAAAAAAGATTTATATTTATAAAAAAGTATTTATATATATGGCAGAACAAAATAACATCACGGTATTTCAAAAATTAACTAGAATGTTTGGTTATCCAGGTCAAACTAAAACAGATGAGAAACCTGCATCACCTTCGTTTAATTTCTCAAAAGATGAATTACTAAAAACAAATAGTAAGGAAGAATTTGAAACCGCATTATTACAATCACAACAAAGTAGTTATATCGCAGATAAGTGGTCAAAATTAGATCAATCAATTTATAATCAATCAATCTATTATGAACCAAATAGAATGTCAGCATATTATGATTATGAATCGATGGAATTTTCAATACATGGAGATACTAAAATTGCAACTCCTGATGGTTTTATAACTATAAAAGAGTTGGCAGAAAAAGGTAGAGACCATGAATTTATTACATATGCATATGATCATAATTTAAAAAAAGTTGTTCCTACAATTGCTCGTAATGCTCATTACACTAGAGATGAGATGACATATAAAATAACATTTGATGATGGTTCTAATGTTATTGCAACATATGGTCATAGATTTTTAAAAAGAAATGGTGTCTTTTGTGAAGTTGAAAATTTAAAACTTGGTGATTCAATGATGCCATTTTATAGAAAATCTTTTTTTAATAATCAAAATTATAATTGGATATATACTTGTGATTCAAAAGAGGGAAATCACGGATGGGTTTCTGAACATAATTTAATTGCAGAATGGTTTTATGAAAGAAAAATCATGAAAAATGAAGAGGTTCACCATATTGATTTTAATGGTAAAAATAATTTACCTGAAAATCTTAAAATTATGGACATAAATGAACATAGGTCATACCATGCAAAAATAAATAATGAAAAATTATGGTCAAATCCGGAATTTAGACAAAAAATGTCAGATGTTGCCAAAAGAAAGGGAGAATATCATTGGAACGGAAAAAGAATCGGAAAAAATAACCCATCTTATCTTGCAATTGAATTTAATAAAATAATTGAAACAGCAAGAATTTATAGAACCCAAGAAAAAACCTCAAAACATTTAGGGTTTTCTATTGCAAAAATACAAGATGAATTGAAACTTAATGGATTTAAAAATTGGATGACGTTTTTAGATGTTTATGGTATTGAAAAATATATTCCAACAAAAGAAGAAAGAGAATCTCTTAATTTTAAGGTAATACCTTGGGACTTAATTATTGAGGTTGCGAAAATAAAAGGTACTATGCAATCTACCGCAGATTTCATTGGTGTTAAAATAAGTAAACTTCGTTCAGCATTAAAAATGGGTGGTTATGAAAATTGGGGAACGTTTATGGTTGCTTATGGTATGAAAAAATCAAAAGCAGGTAGAAGAAAAAAAAATAATGATGAACCTATAATAAATCATAAAATTGTTTCAATTGAACCTTACGGGGTTATTCCTGTTTACGATTTAACCGTTCCTGGATACAAAAATTTTGCAACTGATACTATTTTTTCACATAATACTCCAGAAATATCCGCAGCGTTAGACATATATGCAGAGGAATCCACAACAATGTCTGAAAAGGGTGAAATTCTTACAATTTATTCTGAATCAAAAAGAGTTAAACACATACTTGAGGATTTATTTAATACAAGGTTAGATATTAATACAAACCTACAGATGTGGGCAAGAGGTTTATGTAAATATGGTGATGATTTTATTTATTTAAAAATAGATCCTGAAAAGGGAATTATAGGTTGTCAACAATTACCAAATGTTGAAATAGAAAGAGTTGAGGGTGCGTTATCTAAATCCCCGCAACGAATGGATAATAGAGTTCCTACTAGAGAACTGAGATTTATGTGGAAAAATAAAGACTTGGAGTTTCAATCATGGGAAATTGGTCACTTTAGATTATTGGGTGATGATAGAAAATTACCTTATGGTACTTGTTTAAAGTATAATACTAGAATTGAAACTGAAAATGGTTATTCTGAAATACAAAATATAAAAATCGGTGATTTGGTTTGGTCATTCGACACTATTACACAAACGAAAGTTTTATCAAAAGTATTAGATACAGTAAATTCTGGTATTAAAAAAACATATAAAATTTCAACTAAAAATAATTTTATTGATGTTTCTAAAGAACATAAGGTATTATATTATAACACTAATAGTAAAAATTTTGAGTATAAAAATACTTTAGAATTTAAAATTGGAGATTTATTGGTGGTTGATAAGATAAACACAAATAATGATATTCAAAATAGATTAAATGATAATTTTATAATTGAACCAATCGTTTCAATTGAAGATTCTGGTGAACATGAGACATATGATATTTTTGTTGAAAACAATAACCATAATTTTTATGCAAACGGTATTGTTGTTCATAATTCAATGTTAGATAAAATTAGAAGAATTTGGAAACAACTTTTATTAGCAGAAGATGCTATGTTAATTTATAGAACATCGAGAGCACCTGAAAGACGTGTATTTAAAATATTCGTTGGTAACATGGATGATAAAGATATCGAACCATATGTACAACGTGTTGCAAATAAATTTAAAAGACAACCGGTATCCGACCCTAAAAATGGTCAAGTTGATATGAGATATAATCAAATGCCAGTATGGTCACAAACACCAATTCCTCTTCTTGATGGACGAACAATAACAATTGAAGAATTATCTAAAGAATATGATGAAGGTAAAGAAAATTGGGTTTATTCAATACAAGATAATACCTTACAAGTCGTACCAGGAAAAGTAATATGGTGTGGAAAAAATTATACCGCCGAAAAACTTATAAAGATATGGTTAGATGATGAAACTTGGGTTATGACCGCACCTGAACATCCAATGATTTTACGTGATGGTTCTCGTAAACGTGCTGATGAATTATTACCAAATGATTCTTTAATGCCTTTTTATACAAAAAAATCATCAAAAGAAGATGGAATGAAAATTATTGATTATGATATGATTTATAACCCAAATTCAGGAAAATATGAATTTGTTCATAGACTTATTGCAAATAAAGTTTTATCAGAACAAAGGGAAACTGTAAGAAAAAACACTAATTTTAGATTGAATAATAACCTTACAGTTCATCATATTGATTTCAATAAAAACAATAATAATCCAAATAATTTACAATGGGTTGGTAATATAGATCACATTAAAATTCATTCTATAATTGGAAAAGAAAGAATTATAAAATATAATAAATCAGAAGAAAAAAGAAATTTAAATATTAAACTAGCAAAAGAACAAGAATGGTATAAACGTTTTGAACCATATAATCATTCTGAATTACATAAACAACATGATACTATCAGAAAAAATGCTCAGTTAAAAGATTGGTCAAACCCTGAAAAGAAAATTGAACGTTCAATTAAAATGAGGGTTCAATTTGATGAATATGTTTTTAATAAAATAAACGAAAATATTTTATCAAAAAACATAACCAATAGAAAAACAATGTTAGATTTTCTTTCGGGTAATATGATTGATTATATTATTTCAATTAATAGTAATAAACGATTATATAAATTAAGAAAAATTGATAGAACAGTTTTAGAAAGAGAAATTAATAATAAAGGATTTAAAACTATTTCAGATTATATCTCTTCACATAAACTAAATCACAAAGTATTAAGAATAGAAGAAATTCATCAAAAAGAAGATGTTTATTGCATGACCGTTGTTGGACCAAATTGTGAAGATGATAGACATAATTTCGCTTTAAAAAGTTTCACAAAAGATGGTTTTGTTGAAGAAAATGGGGTTTTTTGTGCAAATAGTGTTGACCAAGATTATTTCGTTCCTGTTCGTGACCCATCACAAACAATGCCAATTGAAACATTACCAGGTGCAACTAATTTAGGTGAAATTGCGGACATTGAATATATCCAAAAGAAAATGTTGGCAGCATTACGTATACCTAAAGCATTCTTAGGATTTGAAGAAGTTGTTGGTGATGGTAAGAACTTAGCCTTAATGGATATTCGTTTTGCTAGAACCATCAATAAAATACAAAAATCTTTAATACAAGAATTAAATAAAATCGCTCTAATTCATTTATATCTTTTGGGTTTAGAAGATGAGTTAAATGAGTTTAGTTTATCGTTAACAAATCCATCAGCACAATCTGATTTATTAAGATTAGAACAATGGAAAGAAAAAGTTACATTATATAAAGATGCCACATCCGATCAATCTCAATTGGGTATATTACCGGTGTCTCACACATGGGCCAAGAAAAATATTTTGGGTATGAGTGATAATGAGGTGATTTTAGATTTACAACAACAACGTTTAGAAAGAGCGATTGGATTTGAATTAACAAATACTCAATTAATTATTAAACGTTCTGGTGTATTTGATGAGATTGATTCTAAATATGGTATACCGGAAGAAGAAAGAGAAAAAATTGAAGCTCAAGGTGGTGGTGAAGCACCAGGAGGTGGTGGATCTCCAATGGGTGGTGGTGGAGCACCTCCGGCAGGTGGTGAAGGACCATTAAGTGAATCAAAAAAACATAAAATATTAGGTATGTTGGGAGAAAGTGAAAATTTTTCTGATCTTTTTAATATGGAAAAGGCACAACAGAATATTTATGAAATAGAAACAAAAATAAAAGATATATTAAATGATTAATAAAATGAAAAAATTTGGTGATATAAAATCAAAAATGTTAACTAAGTTAACCGAATCGTATTCTAAACAAAATAAAGAAGAAATGAAATCAATATTAAATTTGATTAAAGAAAATAAAGATTTTAAAGAACTTTATTTATTTTACGAAGAAATTGAGAATAAATATTTTGAAGATAAAGAAGTTGCTCAATTGTATGTTGAACAAATTGGTTCAATGTTAAAGGAAAGAAAACCTTTGGATAGTGAATTTATTAATAAATTATCATCAGTATTAAAAGAAGTTGAAATTAATGAAAATGAAATTTATAATAGTTTAGATATATTATGTGAAGAAGATTCATTACTAAACATTGATAAGAAAGTAATATCAAAGAAAAAACTTGTAGACTATTTATTAACTAAGAAAAATGTTGTTGAAAATACCGGTATGAAATATGTTGAAAACGAAAATTTATTACACTCAGTTTTAACAAACAATTTTAATGTACTTTATGATAACACGTTGAGCGAAAGCGAAAAAATTGAATTAAAAAACATACTATCATTAACACAAGAAGAATTAACAAACAAAACAACTGAATTAAAAGAATCTATTAACTCACAAATTGAAAATTTATTAAAAGAATCATCTACTGACGAATTAAAAAACTCACTTGATAAAGTGAAGGAAGAAATTAAAACGATGGATACATCGAAACATAATTATTACAGATTAACACAATTAAAAAATGGACTTATTTAAGTCCATTTTTTATTTTCTCACTATAGATTGCTCTCAACTTACTATCTCTCTTTTCAACAGAAGGTTTAATATATTCCTTTCTATTTTTTAAATCCTGAAGTTGTCTTGTCTTTTGAACTTTTTGTTTATAAGTTCTCAACGCTGTGTCAATACTTTTTTCTTTTGTTACATTAATTATAATCATAATATAAATAATTATCGCGAATATAGTAATTAATTTTGTACTATGAAATATTTTGTTTAAATTTATTATTAACAATAAACAGAATATAAAATATATGTAAAATTAATGAAGACAGGAAAGTATATACCTTTAGGGTGTTATAATAACGTAAAGATAGGTTATGGTACAGTAGACTTTAAGAACTTAAAAACAATTTATTTATCCTTTAATGCATGGTTACAACCAGAGGAAATGGAAGATTTTGATAGTTCTATTTTTAAAACAAGACGAAGAGTAAAAGAATACATTGGGAGTTTGAAAGATAAACATTTTAAACAACAATGTATTGTTGATTTAAATGTAAAAACCAAAGGAATAAAATTAGAAAAAAGATCTTTTATGGATTTGGAAATAACTTTATTTGTTAATTCACATTTTGATGTTAAATCAAAAGATACAAAAAATAAGGTCAAAAATATATTAGAATCCGTTATTGACAATAGTTTTAGTGATAAAAAATTGTTCAATTTTCATAAAACTAAGAAATAGTGTTATTATTATAAATAATATAATAAATCATCTTCATGAACTAAGTTTTTAATAAGTTTAGTAACGCCATCTTTATTTTTTGAATATTTAATAATATTTTTTAGTTGTTCTAAATTTTTATATAGAACATTTCTTACTTTATTTAAACCAATTAACTTTGAGAATTTAATTGGTTTATTTGTTGTTTGTAATATTGCTACTATGTCTTGTGGTGTTATATTTGTTTTATTTTCTATTATATATTCAAAAATTTTATCTGAATTTTCAAATTTTTTAAGAATGTGGTATAGTTTATATGACGTTAAAGAATTGAATTTATTTGGGTGAACTAATAATAATTCTATTTCATTAAATCTTTTATCAAAATCATCGGAATCGTCCATTTTTGTATAAGTATCAAAATTTTTATTTGTAATATCCACGTATCTTTTAAGTAAATTTTTATTATTTTTAATTAATTCAAATTGTTCATCACTAAGAGATGGTGATAATCCAATATATTTGTTCTTTAAATCTTCAGGTAAAATTTTAAATTGATTATACGTCAAATCTCCATTATTTGTTACGAATATGTCTATATAAAATTCTTTTTCTTTATATGGTAATCTTGCAAAATCATCATCACTTAATTTATTTCGATATAATTTAATTTTTTCTCTTTCTTTTGGAGTTAAAGGTTTTGGTTGAAATATTTTTCTTAACCCATTTAATTCGGGTACTTTTTCTAATATTTCTTGCCATGACATAAGAAAATCACCATCATTGATTGCGGAAGTTAATTTATATATTTTTGTATATTTATCTTCTTCATTCGCAAGTTTTAAAGCTTGAATAACGAAAAAATGATACTTATCGTTTTTTATTACATTTTTTCTTTTAACAAAGTAAAACGATGGTTCATCTTCTTCATTTAATCTATAATTATAAAACATATTACTTGAATCAGATCTAGATATACACCAAGAATAATTACCTTCTCCTTTATAATGTATACACGCCCTAGGAGTATCTGCATAATAGATTTCTACATCATTATTTTCAAATATTGATTTACCATCTATCTTAAAATCTTCAAAATTTTGTGATCCAAACTTTCTTTGTCCTGCAACATAATCCACTAGGATTTCTAATTCTTTAAATGTTTTATAATTATCTACATTAAATCGGGGTTCACCGGTTGGTACACTTAAACCTGGTAATTCAATGTCTCTCGCTTCTCTATATTTTTTATTTCTGATTTCATTAAAATCATCCAAATATTTTTTTACAATATTTTGACTAAACCCTTGTTGAATATATTTTTGAGTTTGAGTTTTAAAATCTTCATTTAATGTTTTTTTTATTATTAAACTTAATTGATTTTCAGATAATATGATTTTCATTATTTCCCTTCTTTAATACATAAATATTAATGTTTTTAATAAGATTAAATGAAAATCTATAATATCGACATATTTATAGTAATAACAAACTATAAATGAAGGTATTAGGATTAAATGATATTGGAGTAAAAGGTTACCTTATCGAATACGATAGTGGATACGTATCTCCTAAAGAAAATACTAAAATCATACAGGAAATGAAGGATTTGGACTTCTCAGAAGACCTTATCCTTTATGCTGTGCTACAAAAATACGATACCCCAAACAAAAACGGAAGAATTTATCCCGAAGTATTATTAAAAAGGGAAAATGACAAGTATCAATCAGTTATAAAAAAAGGTGGGGCGTTGAACGAATTAAATCACCCTTCGTCATCTTTAATTGATTTAGATAGAGTTTCACATTCAATATTGGAAACATGGTGGGATGGAAAAATGTTAATGGGTAAAATTAAATTATTCACATCACCAGGTTGGAAAAAAATGGGTATTGTAAGTACCAAAGGTGACCAAGCAGCAATGTTATTAATGAACGGAGCAACACTTGGTATTTCTTCACGCGGTGTTGGTTCATTAAAAAATGTTAAAGGACAAAATATTGTTCAAGATGATTTTGAATTGGTGTGTTTTGACTTAGTATCATCACCATCTACACCGGGAGCATACATTTTTGCAGACCCATCTGAAAGAGATCAATACCAAGAATCAGAACAAGAAAAACCTGCAGTAGATGATCGTATGAAAAAATTAATGGGTAATTTAAATAATTTTTTATCAAAGTAACCATTTTTTTTATTGATTTTCATACAAAAAAATAATTTTTCAAAAAAACATGATATTTATAATAAAATAAAAATTACAAATGAGTCAAAAATCCATTTTAGAACAAGCTTTACTTCAAGTACAAAATCTTGAAGAAGCAGTTAAAGTGAATGCAAAAGGAATACTTGAATCTACCATGAAACAAGAATTAAAAGATTTACTTAAAGAAAGTATGGAAGAAGAGGAAGATGTTACAACAGAAGCAGATGACGATGTTGATACAAATCCTGACGAAGAGGAAACAGATGATATGTCAGACGACACAGATGAAACAGATGAAACAGATGTAGATGATACAGATGATGAAGATGAAGAAGGTGACGATACTGAAAATGACGAAGACCTTGATAATAACCTTGACAATGATTACGAAAGTGATGAAGATTCTTTAGATCAAGAAAGTGAAGAAGATGAACCATCAATGGATGATTCAGATGTTATGGACATGACAGGAGCATCACATGATGAGGTTTTGAAAGTTTTTAAAGCAATGAAACCAGAAGATGGTATTGTAGTTAAGAAAGACGGAAACAAAATTGAATTCAATGATGGTGAATCTGATTACATTATCAAACTTGATAATGAGGGTGATATGGATGAAAGTTTGGAACATGATATGGACGAAAATGATAATCCATTCTCAAAAAAAGTTGGTAAATTAAAAGAAAGAGGTACATCAATCTCAATGGATGAAAATGGTGATCCTTTTTCAAAAAAAGCTGGTAAATTAAAAGAAAGAGGTACATCAACTGCAATTGACGAAACAGATGAAACTGTTTATGAAATTGAACTTGATGATGAAGGTAAAGAAGGTGATCAAAATGAAGCGGCAAGAACATTCGGTAATGGAGTAAGAGGACCAAAACAAAAACATAAATATGAGGCTGGTCGTCACGAAATGAATGAAGAAATTAGTAAATTAAGAAAACAAAATTCTGAGTATAAGAAAGCTTTGGTTTTATTCAAAGACAAACTTAACGAGGTTGCAGTATTCAACGCTAATCTTGCACACATGACACGTTTATTTTCTGAACAAACAACAACTAAAAAAGAGAAATTGAATATTATTAAGAGATTTGATTCAATTTCTTCAATAAACGAATCTAAGAATTTGTTTACGATAATCGAAACTGAATTAACTGACAAAAAACCAATTAGTGAAACAGTAGTAGAAAAAATCTCTATGACACCTACATCTTCTTCTACAAATGTATTATCAGAAGCAAAAGCATATGAAAATCCACAGTTTAAGAGAATGAAAGATTTAATGTCAAAAATATAATAAAAATAAAAATAAAAATAAAACAAAAAAACAATTAAAATGGGAGCATTATTAGAATCAGGTATGGTTGGTAATATAGGGTTAAAACACCTTAGAGTTATCAAAGAAGATACCATCAGCAAATGGGACTCATTAGGATTCTTAGAGGGTCTTGATGGTCATCAAAGAGAGAATGTGGCGCAATTATACGAAAACCAAGCGTCATATTTGATAAACGAAGCAGCAACAGCAGATGCATCAGGTTCTTTTGAAACTGTTGTATTCCCTATCATCAGACGTGTATTCTCTAAATTATTAGCGAATGATATCGTATCTGTACAGGCGATGAACTTACCAATTGGTAAATTGTTCTTCTTCATTCCTAAAATCCAAGAAAGAAATAGTAATGATAGTAACAAACACTACCATCCTTATGGTTACCCAAGTACTTCAACTACATGGAACGAAGGTTATAACACAGGTGCAGTAAACTTGTATGATCGTTTCTACACTAGTGGTGATGGTAATGACGCAGGTTCAAGTTTATATGACTATTCTAAAGGTCAATATTCTGCAATCACCGGTATCGCTCCAGCATCAGCAGTTACTTTTAGTAATGGTGCAATCACTAAGTTAGACCTTAAAACTATTACAGGTGCATCTGCACAAGCAAATATTGTATTAGCATTTACTGGTTTTAGTACAACAGGTGAGGGTCAATTAATCGGACCAAATGGTGCTATCATGGATACAGAAGAATTCTTAGCATCTATGGAAATCTTCTTAACAGGTAATTTAAGCGGAGCAACTAACCAATTTAATGGTTCTTTATCAAGAAACTTTTCTATCGTTACACAAAAATATGGTAAAGGTATTATTGAGTATGGTACTAAGAAAACATCAACATTCCCATCACAATCAAGTGGTCAATATTATGTGGATAAAGGTACAGAAGGTGGTACAATGTATGTTCAAGTGGATATGCAAAACTACACAACAACTGGTTTTACTAACATAGTACCTCCATCTGGTTTCACAGAATCTGACTTTGCATTAAGTTATAGAGTATACGATACATTGGAATTTGAAGATGAAATCGGTGAGGTTTCTTTCGATTTACAATCTGTAACTGTATCTGTAACAGAAAGAAAATTAAGAGCATCATGGTCTCCTGAGTTAGCTCAAGACGTAAGTGCTTTCCATAACATCGATGCTGAGGCTGAATTAACAGCATTATTATCTGAACAAATCGCAGCAGAAGTTGACCGTGAAATCCTTCGTGATTTGAGAAAAGGTGCAGCATGGACAAGTAAATGGGATTACAATGAGTGGAGATATGGTGGAGCTAACGGTGCTACTTTACAAGGTTACACTCAAAAAGACTGGAACCAAACATTGATTACAAAAATCAATCAGGTATCTGCTCAAATCCATAAAACTACTTTAAGAGGTGGTGCTAACTGGATCGTTGTTTCATCAGAAGTTTCTGCTGTATTCGATGACTTAGAGTACTTCCACGTTTCAAACGCATCTCCTGAAGAAGATCAATACAACATGGGTATCGAGAAAATTGGTACTTTAGGTGGTCGTTATCAAGTTTATCGTGATCCATACTTCCCACCTAACAAAGTGTTAATTGGACATAAAGGTAAATCATTGTTAGATAGTGGTTATATATACGCACCATACGTACCATTACAACTTACCCCAACAATGTTTAATCCGTTCACAATGACACCGATTAAAGGTATTATGACAAGATACGCGAAAAAGATGGTTAATAATAAGTACTTCGGTGTTATTACCGTAAGAGGTATTCAAGTATTTAACAACGATACATTGAGATAATCTCATAAAAAAAACAAAACCAAAAAACCTTCGAGAAATCGAGGGTTTTTTTTTTGGTTTAAAATTAAATGGATTGTAAGTTGTTTTATATCATATTTATTATTATATTTGATTTATGAAAAGAATTTTAGATAATAAAGATATTGAAAATATAATAAGATTATATAAAACTGATGTTAAAAGTACGCATAAGTTAAGTGAAATGTTTGGTGTTGGTCATAAAAAGATTTCACAGGTATTAAAAGAGAATAATGTTGAAATAAATAAAAAGGGTGGTCAGGAAAAAATTGGAAATAGTGATATTATTGAAAAATCTAAAATAAATCGTTATGTGACAGATACAATTGGTCATAAATTAATTGTGGTATGTAAAAAAACAAATAAAATCTTTGATGATGTAAATAATGTATCTGGTTGTTTGACAAGACATATTGTTGAAACATATGGTGATGTTGACATTCCGGTCACAAATTACCAAAGAAAAAAATATGAACATATCAATAATAAGAAATGGTTTGAAGAATATTTTGATATAAGAGAAATACTAAAAAAAGATTATAGGAAATGTTGTTTATGTGACTGGGAGACTACTGATATTGAAAATAAAACTGGATGTTTTGAGACTCATATCAATAGTGTTCATAAAATAACATTAAATGAATATTTAGAAAAATTTCCACAAGATATTAAATACCATAAAACTTATTTAAAGGAAAAAGAAAGAATTACTGAATTTTTAGATGAAAAAAATTATGTGAGATGTAAGTTATGTGATCAAAAAATGAAAACAATCACCAATAAACACCTTATGGAAAAACATAACATTTCTTGTTATGATTATAAGATAAAATTTCCAAATGAAATATTATCATCAAAATTGACTAGAAGTAAAATGAGTCATAATACTAAGATGAGTAATATTAATATGTCTCCAACATGGTCATCAAGTGGTGAAATTGAGTTAAGGGAATTTATTGAATCTTTAGGTTTTAAAACTGAAAAGGGTAAAAATAGAAAAATTTTAAATGGTAAAGAGATAGATATTATAATACCAGAGTTTAAAATTGGGATAGAGTACAATGGTTTATATTTTCATACCGAAAAAATGGGTAAAAATAGTTCATATCATTTGAATAAAACAATTGAATGTAATAAAATTGGTTATAAATTAATTCAAATATTTGAAGATGAGTGGGTTGTAAAAAAAGATTTAGTTAAAAGTAAAATTAGACATATTTTAAAAATAAATAATGGTATTAAAATTGGTGGAAGAAACGTTATCATAAAAAGAATCGACTCATTATTAAAGTCTAATTTTTTAAACATAAATCACATACAAGGAAACGATAATTCAAAAATACATTATGGTGGATTTTATAAAAATGAATTAATTGGTGTGATGACATTTAACGATAAAAGAAATATGACAAAAAACAAAGATGAACAATATGAATTATCAAGGTATTCAATTAAAGAAGGATATGTTGTTAATGGGTTGGCATCTAAATTTATAAAAACATTTAAAAATGAATATTCCCCAAAAAATATTATCAGTTTTGCTGATAGAAGATGGACATTAGATCCTGAAAATAATTTATATATTAAAATGGGGTTTAAATTAGTTGGTATAAACAAACCTACCTACACTTATTACAATTCAAAAAAAAATAAATATAAACGTTTTCATAAATTTGGTTTTGGAAAAAACTCTTTAAAATTAAAACATCCAGATTTAGATTTTACAAAATCAGAAAAAACATTAATGAATGAACTTGGTTATGAGAGAATTTGGGATTGTGGGATGTTTAAATATGAATTATTTTTTGATTAATAATTTTTTTTAACTATATTTGTGTAATGGGAGAAATTGAATATGAAAAGTTACGTTTGGATGTTTTACAAAAATTAATTGAGGAACGTGGTATTGAATGTAAATCAAATAAAACAGAAATAATAAAACATCTTATAATGGATGATGAAGGAAAGTATATTAGAGAAACAACATATGAAAAATACGATAAAGATATGTTCTTATGTGGTATTGACATAAAAAATCAAAAACACATTATGGACATGAGTAAACTAATAGAAAAAAAAGAAGCAAAAAGATTTAATATGTATTCAAATAATAGAATACATTATATAACAAAACAAAAATTAATGTAATGGAGTGGAATGAGTATTTTTTAGGTATTGCAGAACAAGTAAAATTAAAATCAAAAGATATTAACACACAGATAGGTGCAGTTATCGTTGGTAGTGATAAGGAGATACTTTCTACGGGTTATAATTCATTTCCAAGGGGTTTGGATGATACGAAAGAAGAACGTCAGGAAAGACCTGAAAAATACTTTTGGATGGTTCATGCCGAAGCAAATGCAATATATAATGCTGCGAGAGTTGGAACACCAATAAAAGACTCTTCAATGTATATTACATCAGGTGTACCATGTATGGATTGTGCAAGAGGGATTATAAACTCTGGTATTAAGAAAGTATATTGTAAACGAGTTTGTACTACTACAAATAAAGATATGTGGGAAGAACACCAAAAACGTAGTATTGATATGTTACATGAATGTGGTGTGGATGTTATATTTTATTAGGTAATTGATCGTAATAATTTTTTAATTGATGTTCATATTCAAAATATTTTATATTATCCGGTGGGTTATAATTAACCATTTCTCTACCTTTAATAACCAAACCATCATAACCTAAATCTAACATTTCAGTTCTTATATCAGTTTGATTAAAAAATTCATTAGGTTTATATGAGATATTACGTTCTTTACACCAATTATTAATTACATTTTGAAGAAAGATTTCTGCCAAATTTGTATCATGAACAACTTTTGGTGTTTTTGGAATTGCGTTTAATACGAAATAAACTTTACCGTATTTGTTTGCCATGTCTTTATTACCTAAAAACGCAGTATAAAACCAGAACCAAATCTACCTCCACCATTGTTTTCTTTTCCAAGTTCTGTAACACCACGTAATGTCACGTTTTTACGTTTCCATTTGAGATAATCTTTATGAGATTGTTCGTATAATATTTTAAATTGATTTTCTGTTATAATTATTTTCATAATAACGATTTAATAATTCTATTAATGTAGTTTGGTGGAGTTCTTTTTATGTTATTTTGATTGGTTACCGAACCTTTAATCCATTCGCTTAAATCACTAATTTCATTATAGTCAACATCAGTATCATCATCAATTAAATCAACGTATTTACTCCAAGTCTTATCATAACCTTCCTTTGTCATCATTTCTAAAAAATCAGCTGCCATTGGGTGTTTTTTTCTTATAAAATCAATAACTTTTGGTGAAATGTGTTTATTTAAATTTTTTAATAATATTTCATTAATTTGTATATAATATTTATTGATTAATTTTGTTATTTTTAATTTTTCTAGTATGATTATAAAATATTCTTTTTCATCTTTTCCGATGTATCTTTTCACATCATAAACTTCAGCAAGATGTTGTGGTGTTTTTCCAATTAATTTATTTGAATTAACCGCTTCGGTTTTATCGGTAGTTATTTTTAATACTTTATCGTTTCCGATGTCGTATGCCATTCCAAACTCACCACCCTTACCTAATTTTCTATGTTTTAATTCTGTGAATTTTTTAATTATTTTAGATAAACTTCTATTATCAATATTAAGTTTTGTTTCATCTAACTCTAAATTTTGTACATCAGTTTCAAAGTTTTCAAAAAAATTTCCAAAACCAATATCGAAATAACCTATATTACCATTCTTTTTAAAACCGATATTATTTAAATTAACAAAATCTTCAGAATTAATATGATAATATTTTAATTCATCGATTATCCCAATAAATTGATTAAAAACCCATAAAAGTTTTTTATCATCAATTTTAACATTAGGTTTATCATTATAAACATAATAATTAATCAAGATTTCGGATACATAATCAATATCATTACTTTCAGTTAAAATTAATTTTTTTAATTGTGATTCGTTTAATAAGATTTTCATATTAATTAAAGTTATTATATTAAAAAACCTTATTTATCATTTGATAATTTAGTATCTTTTATGAATTTAGTATGAGAATTTTTATAAGATTTTTGTGATTCATCTTCCACATCTTTTGTGTATTGCCAGTTCCAATATAAATTATCGTTTGGTTTGAAACCATAAAATCTATGTACTTCTTTTTGTAGATTATTTACATTTTCACCATTCCAATTTTGACCAACACATATATAACCAGTTTCAATATCTTTTATTATATTAGTTTCTCCAAGTGTTGTATGTCTATTCTCCAACCAATTTAATCTTTCAATTAGATTTTGATAATACATATTAGTTTGTCCCCATCTTATTGAACTAAAAAAAATAACAGTATCAGATTCAAACAATTCTTTAGATATTTTCCATAACTCGTCAGATTTGTTATTGATATTCACCCAACATCTATGATGTCCTGTTGGGTTCTTATTTTTATCTTTAAGTTCCGCATCTTTTAATCCACAACTATTACCGTCTTTTCTTGATACATTACCTTCACAAGGTAATATTTTTAGGTCGGTAACATCAATTAAAACACAATCATCACCTAATTCTTCTTTAATATACATCGCTAATAATTTTGACTTAGGTATATCAATATTAACTTCATCAAAATTATATCTATTTGAACAACTTAATAATAGAATTTTTTTCTTTGTTTTAAGAATATCTATTGTCTTTTTTATTGACTTCCAAGCATCTGATTGAACCATTTCCTCGGAAATCATTATTTGTCTTATTCTTTCTATATTTTCGTTTAAATTCATATTAATATAAATATAATAAAAAAATAAATAAATTTTACCATATTTTACATGTCCAATATGAAATTTTGTTATATTTATAATAAAAGGTAAGTTATGATAATTTATAAATCAACAAATAAAGTTAATGGTAAGATATATATTGGACAAACAATTAATAGTTTGGAATCAAGAATTAAAAATCATATCAAAGAAAGTAAAAAAGAAAATGTAATAAGACCATTTTTAAAAGCAATAAAAAAATATGGTATTGAAAATTTTTCATTTGAAATAATTGATCATGCAAATAATTTAGACGAATTAAATGAAAAAGAAATAATTTGGATTAGTGAATTTAATTCAATTTTACCTAATGGTTATAACATAACTGGAGGTGGACAAGGTAAAAAATTAAAGACAACAGATGAATTTAAAAAAACAATATCAGAAGGATTAAAAAAATCAGAAAAATGGCAAAAAATATTACAAAGTGAAGAATATCAAAATAAAATAAAAAATAATTTTATTGCATTTAATAAGGGTAAAAAATTCACAAAAGAACATAAAGATAAAATTTGGGAAGGAAATAAAGAACGAATTTTAAAATATAATAAAAGTACCTCTAAAGAATGGATTATTGTTGATGTAAATAACAATATAAAAAGAATAACAGGAAAAGAAGAGTATTTTAAAAATTTAGGGATGGATTCTGGTAATATGAGTAGAATGGCAAATAAACTAAATAAAAATAAAGTAATTAAAAGATATAACGGATATTATTGTTTCATTAATAATGGGGAATCTGATGAGATAATATTAAATAATGTTATAGAATTAGACAATATTTATAAAACAGAGTTTAATATTTATAATAAAATAACACAAGAGACTAAAATAATAAAAAAAGATGAAATATATTCTTTCTGTGTGAGAGAAAGTCATGATTATTCATCTTTTTTAAGAATGATTAAAGGTAAATTTAAAACATATAAAAATTGGAGTCTTAAATAAAAAAAAATATCTTATAAAATTATAATTTTATAAGATATTTTTTAACTACCAGGCTCTGCAACTCCAGTAGCGCGGGCGATCTCTTGGACCTGGATTATCACATTTCATTCTTGCTCTAAATGATTTTCTTCTTTCTGGATTATTTTTCTTAATAACCATTCTTTTACCATGAGCTGATTTACCACCAAAACCAAAGTTTACTTTAACGACTTTACCTTTATCATTTTTAACAAAAACTCTAAATTTTTTGATGTCTCCCTGCATGATTTTACCCAACTGAACTTTTCTACCTTGGTATTCGGCTTCATTCAATAATTCATCAGGAATAAAATTAGTGTTTTGAACTGACCCAAATTCATCTTCAAAGATGATATCATTATTTTCATCAAATTCATTTAAAGAATGTATTTCTTTTAAAATTAAATTTGTAATGTCACTTATAATTTCTTCATTATAATGAGTTAATTTAGGGGTATTACCAGTACCACTTTTTGGGTGTGTTTTTTCTGCGTTTCTTTTTTGATTTGTCATTCCTTTCTTTTCTTTTTTTGTATATGAACTAGCGGTTTTTGGGGTTTCTTTTGAAACTTTTTTGGATGGTCTACATTTTGGGTAACTTCCATCTGCTGCTTTCTTTCTTCCACATGGTGGATGTTTTCCATTAACCTTTTTGCTAACATCTACCCACTTTTCTTTAAACCATCTATTAAGATCTTCTTTTAAAACCTCACCAGATTCTAAAGATTCTTGAATATATTTTAAATCTTCTTTATTTACTAATATTTTCATTTTATATATTATTTAACTGTTCTCCATCCACCACCTTTGGATTTATATCTTTTAGATGCGGCACCATTACAATATGCACTTGGACAGACTTTGTATTTAGATCTTGCCCACGCTAAACAACTAGCCCATAATTTTGAATTTGTTGGTTTATGTTTTGCTTCATCAATTTCCATTTCTTCATTAAGGATTAATTTTAATTGTTCTTCTGTTATTATTATTTTCATAATTTATTAATTAATATATGCGTTTAGTTCGTATTTTTTACCCAAGTGAGTTACTTGTATTTGTAATGCTTTTCTTTGTTCTTTTCCGTTTTTGTAAAGGGTTATGGTAAATCTATTTGTTTTACCATCTCTTGGTCTAGCAGGACCCAGTCCTATTTTGGTTGATGTTTCATCTTTATCATATTCATAACCTCTTGATTCTGCGTATTCTAATGCTGAATTTATTGCGGAGGTATAAGAATCATGGTATGTTTCATAATCAGATTTTGATTCATTTAAATTTTGTTGTTCAAAATAACCTTCCATAAAATTTGCAACTTCTTCGATGTCATCTTTTGATGTTGTGATATGATCTGCTGCCCAAGCATGTTCACCAGTTATTAATTTATCAAAACCTGGATGATGTTTAAAATTTAATATTTTTTCAATATCATTTTTCATATTTATTAAATTAGAAAGAACCATATAAGTTCCATCATTTTTTTCTTCTTCCATTTGTTCAGAAAGAATTCTTTTTAATTGTTCTTCTGTTATTTTAATTTTTGTTTTCATAATATATAAATACTTATTTTTCTGATACAATTTCAAATTTTATTTGATCTTTATAATAAATTTCTTCTGTATGTGTATGACCTTTAAATTCCATATAATATTCTCTTGGAATTAAGTAATTGGTATCTAAATAGAAGGAATTTTCATTGGTAACATCTAATTGTGTCCAATTGTAAACAATGATATCGGTATGTCCTTCTTTTACAAAAAGTCTATAATAAACTTCTTTAAATAATTGTGTTTTTGGTGTGTCTATTGATCTAAATGAAACAACAACTTTTCTTATATCACCTTGTTTTATTTTATCGGATTGTTTTATTCCAAAATATTGTATTGAGTATCTTTGTAGTTCTGTTTGATTACCTCCAACTGTAAAATTTGCGGTATATGGATTTGGTACAAATTTTTGTGTTACATCATTAATTAATATACCATCTATGCTTATTGATTTCCACTTATCATAGAAGAATCTTCTACCATCACAAATTTGTCCTGAGAGACCCAAGGTGACTTTATAAATACCTTTCCTAACCTTTGTTGTGGTTAATCCTGTAAGTGTTGAAATTGGGGTCTTTGATGTATCTAATATGTCAACAGTAGGAAGGTAATCTAAATCATAGAAATTAGTTCCTTTTGTAACATATAAATATAAATTTTGTGGTGTTCTTTCTATGAATAATTCTCTATCATCATCTATTTTATCATCAAAAATTGTTTCCACAAAAGGTTCAAAAAATGTTTGTGTGTATTTAGTAAAAAAGGCAACTGATTGTTCAAGGGAATTTGTTATACTTTGATATGGGATATCGAAAGCTAAACCCAATCCATAATTGGTAGAACCTCCGGTTAAAATACTATTAATGTAGGATGTGATATCTGACTTAATATTTTCATTACCATTATCAAAATGTATTTTGGTTATTGTATTTGCAGTTAATTCATAAATACCTGATTTTGTCCAACCACTTAATGTTGTTTTATTATACCAGTTAGATGGTTTTGCGTCATATGTATGATTGTCTATCGATATATCTGAAGTGTATTCATAATCATACCCTGTTCCTTCATCCCAATATTCATCTATTCTAAAAACAATTAAATCAAAAGAACTAGTTCTTTGTTTTCCAGTACCCTTAATTTCATTTCGCATTGTTTCATCACCAAATATCGTATTGGTCATGTTAAGATAATGTTTCGTATTATTATCTAATATAAAATCACCATTATTTATTTTGGTTTTTAATTCATTTAAATCTACTTTAAAAATAAATTTTGAAAATCCATATCCGTAATATAATTCAGTTGCCGGAAATTTAGCGGTATTTACATACGAATTTTTAATTATTGTATTGTTTTTTTCAAAATATGAACGATAATATGACATCTTTTTTTATTATAAATATCTCAATTAGTTGATTCTAATTGATTTATTTAAAAGATCATTTTCAATACTATTTAATAATTCGTTTAACTTTGTGTAATTGGGGTCGCCCTGTACTAACGGTCCGACCAAATTATGTTGATGACTTAATAATAAGTCAATTATATGGTATAAGATTTTTAATAAATTTTCACCTCTTACAAAAGAATAAGTTTTAGGTTGAATTTTTGTTATGTAGTCTTCTTGTGTAAAATCATATTTATTTAAATCATTAAAATCAATTACCTTATCCGTTTCATTTGTATCGGTGGATAAGAAATAAATTTTATCAGACACTATTGATCCAAATGTTTGTTCTGGTGAATTATCATTTATTTTACCATATTCAAACATGGTTTCTTTTATTTTGGGTTTTGGTATTGCTCTTTCTTGTGACCATACCATACCAGAACCGGGTCCAACTTTACAAACTTCAATATTTGATATGAATATGGTTCTATTTTTGTTTTCAACATCTGTTGTTAATCTTTTAATAAATTCAGAAGATGGTCTAAAATAGAAAGGATGTATATCCTCGTTAGGATAAATAGAGTACGATGGGTTATTTAGTTTTAAATCATTTATTGTATATTTTAAACCTAAGTCATGTAAACTATTGATAGTGTGTCTAGTTTCAATATAAGCGTTATTTAAAGAATTGACAGGTATTGAAAAAGTTGTTGAACCAGTTGTATGAATAAATTTGGTGAATCCTGTATTAATTGCGGTAAATTGATTAAAAACAGATGAGTTATATGAATCCCCATTTACTTTGCCTCCATCAACTTTATAAATATAAAAATTAACATTTGATGGGCTTGTTAAATTATCCAAATCATATTCAATAATATATTTTATTGTTGCAGAATCATATGTTACTTCAGTTTTAATATCTGCGATTAAATCCATTTTTTTTGGGAACTTTTTTAATGTGATCTTCGCCAACTTGTTACTCATTAAAGGTTGTTGTAACATAGTTTTTCTATCTTTTACACTAGCAGCATCTTTTGATAATAACTTACCCCCTCTTAATATAATACCACCATCTGTAAAAATTAAATCAGAACCAGATTTACCGTATATTGCATAATCTTTTTCATCTGCAAATGAGTTTTTTGATCTATCATTTGTATATGTATTATTTTTTGAATTTATAATATCTGCAGAATGTTTTACGTGAATACCATATGTGGTATTTTCAACTTGTTGTGAATATGTTTGAGTATTATAATCGTATCTAGTTGTAAAAGGTCCGGCAATATATTCTTGGTTAACAGTTTCTTTATCTGGATTATAATTGATAATTTTAACCGCTTGTTTTTCTAATGGAATGAAATTAATATTTGTTGGTAGAAATGGGCAACATACAAATGGATCTTTATCTCCCCATTCTTCATATTCAACCGATTTTTCTTTTTCACCAATGTAGTCATTATAACGAACCGCACGTATTCTTCCAATACCTTTTGGGTCTTTATTATTTATACATATTCCAATATCTATTATTTTCATTATTTTATAATTCTTTTCCCTATTTCATCATTAACTTTATCATATAACTCTTCAACACCATCAAGATGTCTTGTTAAGTCAATAATCAATTCTTTTGTTTTATTGAACTCTTCATATAGTTCTTTTTGTGCAATAAATAAATCATTATTTGATTTATCTTCTATATTTTCAACTATTTCAATTAATTTTTTCTTATCCATATTATAAAGATTTTCCTGCCAATGTCATCATACCCGGTAATATTGTTCCAGGTCCTAATGGTGTTGCAACAATAATTGGTAATGAATTTGTTGAACTAACAAAACCGTTTGCATCTTTTTCTTCTGCATGTCCATCCATAATTGATTTAATCATTGTCTGAAGATTATTACTTTCACCAAATATTGGACCCATATTAATACCAGCAGAAGACATTTTTTCGGATATATTCATACTAGCTCTTTCGGGACTATAACCGGATTGTTTGTCAGCGAACATTAATAACAAGTTAGGTATTTTTATTGGTCCATTTGCGGTCAATGCTCCATTTATACCTGCAATTACAGCATTAAATAAATCGTAACAATTATCTAACCCATCTTGAAGTACTTTAGTAAGAAACGCAATTAATGCTGTTATTATTATGTAATACTTTTTTAATTTACCTTTAAGTATTTTTTTTGCCGTCTTTTGTAAAAATTTTAAAAGTTCTACTTTAATTAACTTCCAAAATTCCCTCATAAATAACCAAAAAATGTCTTTAATAATTCCATAAAATAATTTCCATAATTTTTTCATTAGTATTTTTAAATCAATTGATGCTAAATTATTTTTTATTATTTTATATACTAAAACAATTGGGAAAAATATTTTGGGTGATAAAATTGCAGTTATCATTGCTTTAGGTACATTTAAAATATAAAGATTTTGTAAATTAATGTTGAAATTGATTGTTGGTAAAGATGATTCTGATTGTGAAGATGCATCATTAGCCACTTTACTAAAAGTACTATCAATAACAGAACCAATTGGTTTTTTATCAATGAAATATACGAAATCCTCAATCATCTTACCATTTACAGGAACTTCAAAATTATTACAATCTTTGAATTTTAAAACTCTTCTTTTTTTTGTATCTTCATCATCTATATCAATACCCTCAACATCATCAAAATTAAAATATGATTGGATGTCTTCATCATTTTCATTAAACAATTTTGTTGGGTTATGATTTGTAAAATGTTTTGGATTTAATGGTGGTCCACAGACAGATAATAATTTCTTAATAATTCTTTGAACTTCATTCATCGCATCTAAAAAAAAGGATGGTTCAGTTCCGTCTCCTTGTATTGTCATTAACATTGCAGTTTTAACAATATCTCGTAATTCTGGTAATTCAATAGTTGAAAAATAATCTGAAAAAAATTCGCCAACTTTTGGTTGTGTATTTTCTTGTGTTAAACCTGAAATCACAAAATGTTGATTAGGTGCACTCCAAGTTGATGTAAATAATGTTTTATTATTATTTGTATTAAACTGATATGGTGAACCATTAAAAGAGTTATAAAAATTTCTATTTACTTTCTGTTTGCCTTTATCAGGTGATGATGCTTCATACATTATTTTACCAGACGCAGATGAAGGTTCTACTGTAAACATTTTTAATAGATCAAACTCATTTGGGGTTAACGTTAGTTGATCTATATTAATTGATGTTAGTGTACCACAAATCCCATCTCCAGCAAAAAAAACTTTATTTACATTATCTGAAACAATTTGTCTAGTTGAACTTAAAGTTTTTTTTGCTGCAGTATGTGCACTATCTTTTAAAACCCCTAACGCTGATTTATCTTTTCCTGCATTTTTATTTTGACCTAAAAACCCGTTAGAAATATCAAGTAAATCACCAAAAATATCTTTATTGGAATTTGATGTTTTTCTTTTTTGTTTATCTAAATAAGCAGATAATTTTTTACCTAAAATAGCATCAGTTGATGGTAAATCTTTGAGGTATTTTTCATCAATACTATCTGTAAATGCTTTTGGGTCATCATTTATTTTTTTGATGGCCTCAAGTTTTGATTGTATTTTGTTTTTAGTACTTTTAACGTCGCTCATTATAGTGAATATGAAGTTTTTGATATATTTTTATCATCATCATTAACTAATTTATCTAATATTGCTCTATCTTCATCAGATAATGTAAGTTTACCAATTGGCCCACCTCCATTACCTTGACCTTGTGTTTGTTTTAATAAAACACTCTGTAATTTAACTAATGATATTTTCTTTTCTGCACATTCATTAAGAATTTTTTGTTGTTCTTTAATTACAGGTCCAATCATACTCATATCCTCAGCATCTTTCATAAACGCAAGCATTTTTTTCATAATTAATGATGCGGTATTTTTTTGTTCGATAATGTCATTATAAATTTCTTGCATTAAAGATAATGCAGAATCGACATCTAATGATATAATATTTCTTTTATTTGCCATATCAATAAATAGATGTTTTTTTATTTTATAACATCTTCTAATATACCATTATACATTTTTTTATAACGTTTTAATGCTAATCTTATTTCTTTTGTGGATAAAGACGTC